CTCGTAGAGAAGCACAGACAACTGACCCATTCTTAGATAGAATGAGAAAGTTAGCCGGAATTAAACATTAAAAAGGAGATTTAAAAATGGCTGGTATTGTAGAAAGATTAACTGAAGGTATCGTTAATCGTGACATGCGTGCTGAAGGTAACGCATTATTGAATAAATGGGAGAAGACAGGGCTTCTTGAAGGCCTTGAAAAGGAACGTGGTCGTCAAACGATGGCTCGTCTTCTCGAAAATCAAGCAAAAGAACTTCTTCGCGAGGCTAGCGCTATGTCTAGTGGCGATGTTGAAGGTTTTGCTGCTGTTGCGTTCCCTATCGTTCGTAGGGTATTCGCAGGATTGATCGCAAATGATCTCGTTAGCGTTCAACCGATGAGTCTTCCAAGTGGACTTATCTTTTTCCTTGACTTCACCACTTCAACAGATGGCGCAGGTCTTCCTCGCTTGGGTTGGACTGGAACAGAACAATCGCTATATGGTGGCGATCGCATCGGTAGTCAAATCACCGGTGGTGTGGATCTAACCGGTAGTTTTGCAGAGGCTGGTCCTTATGGACTTAACAATGGTTATACCTCTCCAACTGGTTCCACTACAGCAGCCGCAATGGGTTCATGGGTTCTTGTTGCATCTGGTGTTGTTGGTGGTACGGAATCCACGGTGATAGGTACTCAAAATGCTGCCAATCAGGCTACTCTTGATAGCTTGTGTCAATATGACCCAGATCTTTCTGGAGCATTGGTTGCTGTTGTTGAACAAACAGGTTCTACCGCTGGCGATTTTGAGCAGTTGAATACTAACAATCTCGTTGGTATTGCATTCGGAGCGCTTGGAGGCAACGGAGCTAGTGTCATGAGGCTTGTTCGTCGTTGTACTAGAATTTCTTCAGGTTCAACCGGTGACACTCCCGGTAATGCAAACTGGAAGATGACAATGGTTGTCGGCCAAGTGAGTGGTGCTGTTGTGTTTGACAATGGAACTCGCGACTCGCTCATTGGACAGGTAACATGTTCTACTGCTGATACTTTTGTTCTCAACTACCCAATTGATGATAACCTTACCACTAGCACTGCTCTTGGTTCTGTTGTCGGTACAACCACTTGGGGATTGGAAAACGAACCACGTATTCCTGAGATTGACATCAAGGTCGATTCTGTGGCTATCACCGCAGTCACCAAGAAACTCAAAGCCAAGTGGACGCCAGAGTTGGGACAGGACTTAAATGCCTATCACAACCTTGATGCTGAAGTTGAGCTTACGGGAATTCTTTCTGAGCAAATCGCTCTAGAGATTGATCGTGAGATTCTTGAAGATCTTGTTCTTGGTGCAACCGCCGGTACATACTACTGGTCACGTTCCCCAGGATTGTTCGTTGAACGTACCACTGGTAGAGAAATAGGCGCCTCATCTGCGGCTCCAGACTTCACCGGTACGGTTAGCGAATGGTATGAGACTCTTGCTGAAACCATTAACGACGTTTCAGCGCAAATCCATCGCAAAACTCTTCGGGGTGGCGCTAACTTTGTTGTCTGCGGACCTGAAGTTGCCAACATCCTTGAGTTTACTGCTGGATTCCGCGCTAGCGTTACCGCTGATGATGACAATGGTTCAATCGGCGCTGTCAAAACTGGCAGTCTTTCGAAGAAGTTCGACGTTATCGTCGATCCTTACTTCCCACGCGCCATCGTGCTCGTTGGACGTAGAGGTTCTAGCTTCCTTGAAAGTGGGTATGTGTATGCACCTTATGTGCCGCTACAAACTACACCCACTATCTTTGGGCCAGAAGACTTCGTGCCTCGCAAGGGTGTGATGACTCGTTATGGTAAAAAGATGGTTCGTCCAGATATGTACGGACTCGTTATTGTACGAGGACTACTTGGTGAAGCAGGCGCAACTAGCTAAAAACTAGTAGCCAAATAAAACGTAAAGCCTTCGTTTTCGGACGAGGGCTTTCGTGTTTATGGAACTACTTATAGGTGAACTTAAAAAAAGTTCAAACCAAAGTTATCGGGTAGACTTAAAGCTACCCCCTAGTATTGTCGAAACAGATCAATACAGGGACATGATTATAAAAGGAGGGTTTTTAACTATGGGAACAAAAAGAATAGGTCTCGCGAGAATAGAGGCATTAATTGAGAATTTAAAGAGAGATCTCCAACTTGGGGGATCCACTATTAGTGGAGACAGGAGAGAAGTTTTGCGTGCAAGCGCCTTTGCCGCAGATGCAAAAACTTTAGCAAAGTCTGACAGTGGAGCAATAATTTTACTCGATGAAGACGCAGCAACCACGATAACGATGCCAGCAGTTACAGGAGACATGATAGGTGTTAGTTATCTGATTATGGAAACAGTAGCTAGCGACAATGATCGCACAATCAACACCGCGTGGAACAACGATTATTGGGTTGGTGGCGTGGCTAACTTGCCAACAGCGGCAGAAAATGGAGCAAAAGTATTTGTGGCAGCCGGGGCAACAGATACTCAAATCACATTTGATGATAACCTGCAGAATGGTGCAGGAGCGGTCGGTTCTTGGGTACGACTGACGGCGGTTTTAACTGGCAATACAGCGGCTGGTGGAGGCGCTAAGCTTGTTTGGATGGTTGAGGGTGTTATGGGCACTGCAGATCCAAATGGTACTGGCGTAGCTATCTTTACTTGATAAATAAATAACTTATCGAATTTTAAACCCCCTTCCAATCGGTTGGGGGTTTTCCTTTAAAAAACGCCGATCTGCCAAAAAATACCGGCGCCAATTTTTTGAGATTTTCGTTTTATAAAAATGATACTATTTATTATATAACAAGGAGTTCCCATGGGAAAGAAAAGAAGATTAAAGTCAGCAAGGATGAAGTTTGGAGTGAAACACGCCACCCATCCTCGCGTACAGCACTTAAACAGGGCGGAAGAGCCAGAAGTCGAAGCACCAACACCCATCCCAGCGCCGAAAGTTGTCTTACAAGAGGAAGAAGCTGAAATAAAGCCAAAAGCCTCTCCGAAGCCAAAAACAGCTAAAAAGCCTAGGCGCACCACAAGAAAGAAGACAACTAAAAAGACTGTACCTACAACAGCCTAGTTAAAATTTGTTTGAATAATAAAGCCTCCAGTATATCTGGGGGTTTTGTTTTATGAGCAACTATTTACGTAATGAACCGTTGAAGGAACCGAATAATGCCAACTAATCTAAATCCAAGATCTACTCAGAGCGCCATTATATTATCATCTACTGGTTCTGCCGCTTCCGTCGCCGCAGCAGTACCTTTTCAGGTTTACACAGGCTCTATAGATTTTTTAACTGGGGCAGCATTACAGGTAAAATATGTATACAAAAAACTTGGTGGTGATGTTGTTGATATCGAATTAACGGCGGCTAACGTTTATGCGGCATATGAAGAAGCAGTTTTAGAGTATTCATATATTTTTAATCTTCATCACGGAAAAAATACACTTTCAAGTGTTTTGGGCGATACTACTGGTACATTTGATCATAAAGGTGATAGAAAAACAGGCCCATCGAATGCTAATTTGAAATATCCAAGATATCAATTCACCTATGCTAAAGCAGTTGGAGAGGGAATGGCATCAGTCGGCGGCTTTGGTGGTACTATTAGGGAATATTCTGCTTCTTTTAATCCAGTTAGCAATGTACAAGATTATGATATTCAGAGTATCATTTCAAGTTCATCAGCTACCGGAGTCAATGAAGACGACGAGGCTGTCCCTTATGCTGGAGAAGTTGGTGACAACAGGGTGTATGTCACAAAAGTTTTTTTCAAGTCTCCACGGGCGATGTGGCGCTTCTATGGCTATTATGGAGGCATAGGAGTGGTTGGTAACTATTCGACATATGGACAGTTCTCAGATGATTCGACATTTGAAATTATTCCAACCTGGCAGAACAAAATGCAGGCAATAATGTACGAAGATTCAATTTATACCAGAACATCTCATTATTCTTATGAATTAATTAATAATTGGCTGAGATTATATCCAAATCCTAGCGATTGGTCGTTTGCAGACGCTCAGAAGATATGGTTTAAGTTTTATATTAAAACAGACGCCACAGCCGAAGACGATAATTATAGAACAGGCGTTAATGGTGTTAATAACGTTAACACAATGCCACTCGACAACATACCCTATGCGAATATTAATGCAATCGGCAAACAATGGATTCGAAAATACGCACTGGCGTTATGTAAGGAGATGTTAGGCCAAATTAGAGGCAAGTTTACAACAATTCCTATTCCTGGTGAAAGTGTGACATTGAATCATTCAGAATTGTTATCGCAGGCTAAAGAAGAGCAGCAACAACTTAGAGATAAGTTGATGGAAATTCTTAAAGAGATGGAATACTCAGAACTTGTTAAGAAAGATGCGGAGATTACAGAGGCAACCACCAATACTTTGAAGCATTCACCGTTGCCTATTTTTGTAGGATAATAGATAACAATGTCAGACGAAGAATGGAAAAAACCAAAACAACCGCCCCCTCCATTGTTTTTGGGGAAGAAAGAACGTGATTTAGTAAAGCAAATCAATGATGAATTGATAGAGAAAGTTATTGGCCAACAAATACTTTATTATCCTATTGATTTAGAGATTACAAATTTCCATGAATTATATGGAGAGGCGATAAAAAAGTCATATTTGCCACCAGTTCGTGTTTATGCGTTGGTTGAATTTACTGATTTTTCAACGTCTTATATGGAAAGCGCAGGGGTTGATAAGTCTTGGGAGATTAATGTTCACTTTCATAGAAGAAGACTAGAAGAAGACCAAGATATGTATGTTCGTGAAGGTGATTTTGTCTTGTATGGTGAGTATTATTATGAGATTGTAAAGCTTACATGGCCCAAACTTTTGTTTGGCCAAGCCACAAAAGAATTTGAGATTTCCGCTAGGTGCCTTAGAGCAAGGAAAGGACTATTCGATGCTACCTGATAATTTTGATTTTGCTATGATGCCTCCAGGTGATTATAATTTACGTGAGATAGGGATTCTAGAATCTACCATTGAAACTATCGATTATTCTATAATGTCGTGGTTAAAAGAAGATTTAAATATGAGCGCTAGAACAAATGAAGGATGGAGCAATGTGCCTGTTTTATGGCAAACACCAGAAAGAGTATATCAAATCAAACACAATAAGAACTTGAGAGATGACGCTGGCGCATTAAAACTCCCCCTAATATCAATTGAAAGAGTAGGAATAGCAAAAGATCCTACTAGAAAAGGTTCATTTCAGGCGCATATATATTCAAAAGATAAAAACGGTAGAACAGGAAGATGGGTTATTGCAAAAAGAATAGTTCAGGACAAGACAAGAAACTTTGCTGTAGCTGGAAATGTACGCTCTCAAGATAAAGTTAACCGTGATGGACCTTCTGATCGTTATTATCCGAGAGTAAACAAGAAAGTTGTTATACAGAGTTTGTCAATTCCTATTCCTGTGTATGTGAATGTGGAATATAAAATATCCATTAAAACAGAATTCCAACAACAGATGAATGATTTGTTGGCGCCTTTCATAGCGAGAACAGGACAAATTAATGCCTTTGTAATGAGAAGAAACGGACATCTATATGAAGCGTTTATTGATCAAGGATTTACACACAACAATAATGTTAGCAATCTCGCAGAGGAAGAAAGAACATTTAATTCTGTAATTACCATTAAAGTATTGGGGTATTTAATAGGTGAGGGCGAAAATGATGATCGTCCTATTGTAAGAGTAGACGAAAATGTAGTAGAAATAACGTTTCCTTCAGAGAATGTAGTTCCTGAAGGTAATGATGACTTTTTTCTTCCGTAAAGAAGAGCGTTTTGAAAATAGAAA